TGTCATGTAATCTGTGCATTTCAAAGTAGAGGTATAAATCCCTGCTCTGTGTCCTGCTTCATTGCAAGCGACAATAAAGGCTGAACAAAGGGCTGTGGTGTCTACACCTTCTGCAAAACATTTGTCGGCTTCACAATCGTACCAAATGCCCATAGGTGGCACATCATCACCAAGTAGTGCCAAAACTGTCTGCGCTTCTTCCCTTGCCCTTTCTGGTGTCTGAGCATGAGAGAAACAATAGACACCCCAAGGGATACCCCTAGATTTACATTCTTCTGCGTGTCTTACCCATGTGTCTTCTTCGGAACAACCTTCGGAAATTTTGATGATGACACCTTGAACCCCTGTGGTCTCTACAGCGTCATAATCAATATTGCGCTGATAATAGGAAACGTCAATTACTTTACTGGTCATCTAATTAGCACCCCCTACATTGAAAGTGTGATAAATACAAAGTATTAAAATAGACATAATCCAACAAGACATAAATATAAGGCTAAATTTTTCACTATCATCTACCTCAAAACTTACAAGTGTTAAGAGAAACAAAATATTTTGAATAATACAGAGGAATTGTCCGAAGTCAATCATCTAATTTGTCCACCTTTTTCTCTTTTGCAATCTGAGCGAGCGCACCCCTGATAAAGCCAGGGATGTACTGCCCATAACCAACACGATCAATATTTTCAACAATACTAAGGGCCTCTACGATTGCAAAGGCTCCAATGAATAATGTCCGTACCATGTGAGTGTTCATCGCTGAATCAAGCAAGACACCCAGACCAATGATAAGGAACATAGCGGCCTTCTTGTATAAGCCGTGTGTCGCAATCGAGCTTGCAAAGGCATGGAGTTTGAAGGAAGCCCAAAGGCCCGTGAGAATATCACAAGCCACAAGGACAACCAAAGCATTAATCTGCTCATCCACACCGCCCACAAGCTGATTGAAACATAACCAAGCAATAGAAAAAAGACAGCCAATCTTTACTTCTGTGGCTGTCCATAAGTTCCATAGTGTATACATCATCTTATGTAGTGTACCTCGTTTCATTTTTCATCTTCCTTTTGTTCCTTTAAGATGGCATGGGAAATGCGAGCATCAAGAATCCAAATGTACGTGTCAATTATCTCTACTTGTTCTTGCATTAAATAACGTTCTGTGTCATCAAGATTGTTATAGTTATTATTTTTGAATCTTGTTAGTTTTTCCCACTTCTCTACTAAATCTTTTCGCTCATCCATCATGCGATAAATATAATCTTTCATTATTCATTCACCTTCTTCCCTACACAGTCCCCATTGTCATCAATCATCCACCCCATACCGTCAAGCACTTTATCAATATCCTCTTTGTATTTTGGGAATCTTGTGATAACTGTGTTGTACTTTAGTTTCTGCAAAATAATCTGATATGCCAAGTATTTAGCCATTCGTAGCCACTCCTTCCATTAAGGTATTCACGGCATCTTCAAGAACTGCAGTACGTTCAGATAAAGAAGGTGTTTGTGTTACATCTGGTCTTGCTTGCTCTTTCTCTTTTAACTCATCCATAGTTGGTGGGGTATGTTCACGTTGTGCTTTGGCATCAATATAATCATCAATGGTGGTGATGTAGTCATCATATTCTCTTATGGGATACTTTTTCCATATTTCTTTGCTGTCTGTATCTTGTTTAATGACAACGTTAGGCTGTTCATCATTGTACCAAAGACGTAATGGCAATGACTTAATACCACTATCTAACTTAAAATTTTCGATGGTATCCGTATATTGTTTAGCACCACTAATAATCAAAACTTCGCCCTTCTCAATTTAGAAACATTTCATTTTATCACCCATTTCTAAAAAAAAAAATTTGTCTATGAGGAACTGCCATCCATACCCATTCTGTGACCAGTTCAACTCAAATACCTAGCGGTTAATCGCTGGCATCGTAGCTCCTAGCCTATTCTTTTCCAGCGTTGTATCGTTTCATATGGCGGGCGGTTTTCATGCTTTTGGCCACCGCCAGTGCTTCCTATGGTAATAATGTGATAGTGCTCCCCTTCAACACTTGTACGTTGATTATTTTCCGTTGCATTACCCTGAGTTGCACCGCCACCATGTTTTCCCCCATATTCTGTAAAAACGTTTGTAAAATGTTGGTGCCCTGCCACTGTATTACTTGCCGCAGGATGACTGTGTGGTGCCGTCTCCTCGATAGTGCTTTGATGTTTTGCCTCGCCGCCCTTATCTCCAAGGTTATAAGTATACGTCGTGCCATCTTCCTTATACGTGCCAGCCGATATAAGTGTACACGACCTGCATCCATTTTAGTCCATGTAGTCCCCTGATATAGTTCGTTAGGGTCGGTGTCATTGGTAAACTCAATAATTATCCCAACTGGTAATATTGTATTAATAATAAAAGATAAATCAAGAGAACCTGCATATGCTTTAGCTTGCGCCGCCCACCCTTTAGCAGACTTAGTTTTGCCTGTGGTACTTAAACTATCATCTTTCCCATCTGGACTTCCTTCTGATTCAGCCCAAGACTGCGCCGTAGTGGCATAGTTATAAGCGGACTGTACGTGGCTTCTAGCACTATTTTCCGAGAATAAGGCATTTGTTTCAGAAGCTTTAGCGTTCGTTTCAGACGCAAGAGCATTTGTTTCAGAAGCTTTAGCGTTCGTTTCAGACACAAGAGCTTTTGTTTCAGAAGCTTTAGCGTTCGTTTCAGACACAAGAGCTTTTGTTTCAGAAGCTTTAGCGTTCGTTTCAGACACAAGAGCTTTTGTTTCAGATGCAAGAGATTTTGTTTCAGAAGTCTTCGCATGTACTTCTGATGTAGCCGCTTCCTGCGCTTTCCCCTTACTATACAAAGCCCAGCTCCGAGAACTCTGCGTCTTCCCTGTGCTACTCTGTGTGTCCTCTGCGCTATCTGGTGATTCTGTAGAGGTAGCCCATGCTTTAGAGAGTGTCTCATTTGTCTGTGCTTTACTCTGTGTCTGCTGTGTAGCACTCAAGGTAGCTTTTGCATCATTAAGTATTTTTGTATTGGTCGCTACAAAACCATTCTGGACGCTCTCCATGTAATGCTTCGTTACGGCATCTTGAGGGTCTTTGGGGTCACTTACGTTAATGACACGGGAACCTAAAGCATTAAAGTTAACCCCATCAGGGTACGTAGACAAAGAGTTTAGTATAGGGTAGTCCTGAGCTTCTTCAATCAGGTGTAACTGCTGTAAGTTTTCCAGTGTCATCTGAGAAGCCTTAATAAAAGCACCATCTGCCCACTCAACAATTCTATCTGAAGAAGTCTCACGATATACCCTGATAGCTACCCCAACAGCAGGGGTATCCTTCAGAACGACACTTCTATCATCCACAGTATAGTCGGAAGGATAGGTGAGGGATTGCCCCTCATTACCTATTTGAACCTTCACGAACTGCTTATTGATATAGTCGAACCCGAAGTAAAATTTATTTGTAGTGCCATCCCCAACAAAGGAGACACTCGCTTTCAAGTTTTGACTATTCACCATTTACCTCCATTCATATTCAAATACTTTCGTTGTTCCTGCTTCTTACTCTTACTTCGAGACTTCTGTGTCTCCTTCTGTTTCTTCTGCGCCTCCTCTACATCATTTGTCCCTGTCACTACCTTCTGAAGCATTTGAATCGGATTGCGAGAAGGTTTTGTCTCAGGACGTTTCGAGAATCCATCCTGACTGATTTGTCCTTTGTGCATATCAAGCAATCCAGACAAAACAGCTTGAGTTCCTACAAACTTATCCAGAGGGAACATATTCGCAATCGTCTTGCTATCATCCTGATATACTCGATTGTCTACTACAAGGTCATTTAAGGCGCTCCATGCGCTACCAACACCATCTTTCACGGTATTCAGAGCGGCCACAGCAGGGAGCTGATCTATGTAACTACCAAGCCCCTGTGAAGAACCACCTTGTCGATTTACAGTAGTACGTACCGTAGGCGCACCAGACACAGCTTCGTACAAGTCATTCCCAAAGGATAACCCAGCCAACAGCGAAGACCTAGTGATACCAGCACGGGCAAAGTTGTCAGGGGTCAGTGTGTCGTCAAGGAACTTCTTTCGTTCAGCCTCATTTTTGTATTTCCAGTTCGCATACACCTGAGTACGCAAGGCCCAAATGCCAGCCCCCGCAACAGCCGAACTCAACAGCTGTGTCACTGCTTCTTTGTCTGGTCGTTCCAAGGCTCTCGCAAGATGACTGTTAATAGCCATACGAGAGAAGTTCTTGAACTGAAGGAGCATTGGGAACAGTCCCGTCTTCGTGAAGTAGTTAGCATTAGACAAGTTAGGCTGAATAATACCTCGCTGAACTGCCTGTGCTGTAAAGGCCCTCATGGAGATATAAGAGGTGTAGTCTTCCTCCTGCATCTTCTGAATGGCCTTGAATACGGCATTAGGGTCGTTATGGTCAAGGTTCCCAAAGTATTTGTTAATGGTATCCTTGAACTTCCCTGTATCTCTTACCCCCACATTCTTAAAGGCATTGTCATTGAACAGGTGTCCTTTACGTCCCAATACAGCCCAGTCAATAAGGTCAGACATAACATCCGCCTCACCCATACTAACCGCTCTCTCTGTCCATGCACTCAGCTGGTTTAGCATAGAAGTAATGTCAGAAGCATAATCAACGGCATTATTCAGTTTCCCCATGACCTTTGCACGGAGTCCAATACGATCATACTTCGGAGTAGACAAATCCATAGGATTCAAGAAGTTATACTGTGAGTAGTCAGCGGCAATCCTAAGTTTCTTCAGCTCATCATGAGACAACGTAGTAGTACGCATCCTATGGAGAACTTTGTCTAACCCAGGAATCATGTTGCCTATGGCTCTCATCCCAGTAACCGACATCATCCCAAAGTTTTCGCCTATCTGATTCAGACCCATGTTGGAACCATTCATTGCATAGGACATCTTAGTTAGCAAGCGAACGACACCATTCATAGGGTCTTGAGAGCGCTTCGTACCATAACGATACCCAGTAAGCTGTGAAACAACATAGTCGAACTCTTCCAGTGAATCAGACACAGTGCTATGTTTAATCAATCTACGTGTCTCGTTAGCCTTACGGAGTTCTCGTTCTATTTTGTCTCTGTATCCATCAAAGAACGCCCCCATATCCTTGACACCAAGGGAAGCCATGGTAGCCTTAGCCGAACTACGGTTTGCCACTTGCTCCATTGTGGAGAAGACATCGTAGTCTCTCAAGCACTCATCAAATGAGAAGTATTCCCCGTTAGGCATTGTTTTGTCAGACAGTGCAGAAGTGTCCATAGGGAACCGTCTTTGATACTGCTCTAACTTGTCCATGTGATTCAGGTCACGCATAGTAACCTTTGCATTAGACAAATTACGATCAATGATACCGAAGGCCCAATTACGAGCTTCTCTGTCTACGTACTCACTGAGTTCCATGTCAGGCTCTTCAATAATACGCATACGTTCCAAGGCATCTCTATCAGCGTTCTTGCTGGCATAGTTAGCAAGCCAATCAATGGCATCCTGTTCAGAGTCAAAGTTCGTAAGGAACTCAGCTACTTTGTCTACATCGGCTCTGCGATAGAAGCCAGTGTCAGGAATATCCTTTGTCAAAGCTCCTGTTCTACGCAAGAACTCCTGCTCCAGCTTACGGAAATTCTCAGCTTGTCTAACAGCTTCCTGAATCTCCTTCGGGAATCCCTCAATGCTTCTACCATACTTCACTTTCTGGTCATAAGCTTGAAGGAACTCCCTGCCAAACTGTCTACGTACTTTAGAGGGCATACCTGCATGTTGAGCAAAGTAGTCTCTGTAGCACTGCCTCATGCTCCCAATGTATTCTTTAAGCTGTCTCTGCATAACACTCTTCCGAGTCGAGAAGTCCAAAGATACTCCTTGTGCATGACGCTCTGCATTTTGTCTAGGGTCGCCAAGCATCTTACGGCCAAAGTCTCTCAGATGATTAGACACAGAGTTGGTGAAGTGTCCGTAAGTGTCACCGAGGTACTTAGAGTCTTCCATCTTTCTGCCAATGTACCGCATGACACGACTCTTGAATCCTCGTTGATTTTCGTCTTCTACTTCTCTCAGTGTCTTTGAACCCATCTCAACATCATTAGTGAAGGCTTCCTGTTCAGCTGTAGACACGGTAGGCTGTGTGTCTTTCTTAGGAGGTGTATGACGTTCTGAGACAACACGCTCTTCTGTACGAGGCATGGACATAGGAACACTTACAGGGTCATAGATTTCAGGATGTACAATGGCGTCATATACAGGACTATTCTCCCTGACAACTGTACCATTGATAATAAGGGCATCTTCATTTTTCGTGTATCCTACACCAGACTCACGATACAAGATTTGTTTCAGTCCAACTCGTAAGTCATCAATAGGAACGTCTTCACCCTTTGTCTTCTTAATCCAATCCTGCAAGGCACTGGCCTTCTTATCATCCTGCAAGGCTTCTTCTGCCAGTTTCACACGGTTTACACCTGCTTCAGGGTTTGCTCCCTTGCTAGTGAGGTAAGCGTTCCATGTGCTATCAGACATTGGAGTCTTTCGATACTTTTCAATGGCCTTGCGTACCTTAGCACCTAAAGAAGAAATACTCCCTGCCTTTTGCAAGAGGTCGGTAACTGTAGCGTCTCCAGATAACCCTGCATCTCTCAGGAGCTTCGAGGCTTTCTTCCCTACTACTTTCTCTACATCTTCTTCAGGAAGCAGTTTGCCAAGAGATTTACCTAATGCCTTACTTTCCTTTTTAGACAAAGTAGGAGTTCCACCTAAGAAGTCATCAAGCTGTTTCTCTATGGAAGCCTCAGTAGTATTCAAGAGACTGTGTGTCTGCATCACTCTTTTGTCTGCAATATCCAAAGCACCCTGCACGGCCTGATCCTGCATCCTTTCGGATTGATAAAGGAACCGTTGCATGTGTTCACCATTCATAGGAACCTTCAGTTCCCTCATGGTGCGGAGGAAGCGGACACCAGCCCCACCTGCTGTACCTAAGACACCTGCCACTGCATAGTTGGCCTCATGGATTCCGTAGCGTTCTGCCAGTCCACTGTCGGCCATATTCAAAGCCCCTTGTACAGCGGCGGACTCAGCAATCTTCATGATACGTTTAGAACCTAAAGACACCAGAGCTTTAGACCCCAGTCGTGCGCCTACCTTTACTAAAAAGGCTTCTTCACCAACAAAGGGGATGAGGTTCAGAGGGTCTAACAGCATCCCCAAAGCTCCACCGATAACCGAGTGTAAGCCAAAGGAAGTCTGCTCTGCTCTCTTCTCTCGCTCTATGTCTTCTTTCTTCATCTTCAGAAGTGCCTTGAACTGCTCAGGATTTTCAGCATTTAACAGTACGGAGTCCTTTGCTACCTTGTTGTCCCCTAAGACTTCATCAAGTAACTTTATGTCTTCGTCAGACGCCTTCCATGTACTGTAGTAGGGGTTAGCGTTCATCTTAGTCAGTCCCACACGCATGGCCGCAATGGTTCCGTTTTCGTACCACATGTTCTTGAACGAGTCTTCCAGTTTATCCCAGAAAGGTCTATCGTTCATCCTAGCTATTTCCAGAGGACTTTCGTCAAGGATAACATTGAACGCTGGGTTTCCTGTGGTATGCACCCCACTATTTGCTACAGCATTAGCCATACCACCAAAGGTAGGAACTGCCTGACCCATGCTCTCAGCAATTTCTCTTGCATAGGAAGCCTGAGAAGGATATTCGTCCCCGTTGCACCATTCAGCATTTTCAGGTATGTGCCCTGTTCTCATGGCTTCATCAGCGGCCCCCATACCTCCGTAGTGTTCCAAAGCCATCAACTGAATGTTACCCCCATAGCGATCATACATCTCAGAGGTCTTTTCATACATGACGGCATCCTGAACCTCAGCAGGAGCGTTCATCGGAGCCACCCCCACATACTCAGGAGCTACCTTTTCAGCATAGGAATCCCAAGTCCCCTGCATGAACTGGTATGCACCTGAAGCACCTGAACCACTTGAGTTAGGTAGTGTGTAGTCCATGCCAGACTCTTTATTGCCTATGTTATACATAAACTGTGCTATTGTCTCTTTTTTGCCTATTTAAGACACCTCCTTTCTATCCGAATAAACTGGAAATATAACTACCGACATCACTTTGCCAAGAGGAATCCCCTGGGTCTACGTACTGTGACGTTTCTGTATACTGATATGTCGATGTATTGTCATCTTGACTGCTAGTTTCTTCTTCAGGTGCGGCGTATGTCTGATTCCCAGACTGCTCTAAGTTTGCTTTCGCTTCCGACACAATGTCGTTTAGTGCTACTTGCTGGTATCCACGAGAAGACAAGAATGTAATCATGGAACTACCGTTTGCATTACCTGCTACAAAACTGACTTGTACGTCATCGGGGTTCACTGTACCACCACAGTAATCTTTCATTCTGGTAGCCAGTACCCAATAGAAGGCGGAACGAGATGTGTCTTCATCCGTACCCCCAATGTTTACTAAATTGACAGCACTCTTAGGAATCGGAGCACCATTGTAGACATAGTATTCACTAGCAATCTTATACTTCGCATTATCGCAAGCATCATTGGCAGACATACCCATAGCCCGAAAGACACGAGCATGACTTCTGAACAGTTCCCGTAAGTCACCTGAGTTAGGGCTTGCATAAGAGAAGCCTTCGTAAGTATCCCCACCAGCCAAGGGAGGTAAGGAAGAACCAGACAAAGTGTCTTCTATGTAAGGAGCCAAATCAGCATCTACCTGCTTCAGCTGTTCAGAATTACCTAAGATATTGCGAACCCCCATGAATTTGTCTACACCCTCATTGGCAATACAAGCAATAGATGCCTTTAAGGTATCTTCAGACAAAAGGGAGTTGCAAAGTTCAGGGGAACGCTTGTATAAGTCAACTACACGCTGAAGCATAGGAGACATTTCGCCATTGACAGTCAAGCTGTTTATCCCTGCTGTAGCATTGAGATTAGTCGAGCGAGCAAAAGCATTGTGGAAGGCAGGATGGTAAGCAAGACGCATAAGTTTTGCCATGTCATTTGGGTTATCAAAATTCAACGTTCCTATTGCCTCATCTACTGCCAATAACATTTGTGTCTCATTGAAACCCAAAGCCTTATACTGTTCAGAAGAGGTGGCAATCCCGTTGCCCATAGCATCCTGTGTTTGTCCATTCATGACAGCTTCAATCTGAGCCTTCATATTCATATTACCAACCTGAGCTTTTGTCGCACTTGCGGCGGCGGCCCTTGCAATATTCCTCTGCGCTCTTTCTTCAGCCTCAATAGCAGACAAACGGCCAGACACAAATTCAGCGGCGATCTGTTTGTCTTCAGGATTCTCAAGCCCATCTACAATAGCGAATAGAGACTTTTCGTCTTTCGCCTTTGACATCTTATCATAGACATCTCGTGTCCTCTGCATCCAGTGTGTCCTATTGGATTCATTGGCAACATCTTTAAACTGTTCTACGTTGATGTAGTCACTTACCTTCGTTGCTCCACCATAAAGCGGTGTCTCCCCAATTTTCTGAATCAGTGAGTAGTCCCCTGTGTTCATAGCTACCGTCTTCAGCATATTCTGGAGAATCTGATAGTTCTTTGTCGGGTCACGCTCCTGTGTCGTGGTAAGCATGTTTCCTAATTGATTTGCAAAGTTCTCTCTATCCTCATCTGTCCAGTTCCAGCGATTGCGTGTGTTCTCTGAGACAAAAGAGGCGATAGATTCTGAACGGTTGATAGACATTTCTTCTGTCTTCTCTGCAATGAACTTACTAGCTACTTTACCCGTATTCACAACACGGGATTCATACAAGCCATTGTTCAGAGCATACTTATTGTTTACCGTGATATTGTCCAGATATTTCTGAACGTTCTCATTGAAGAAGTCATCGTAGTTCTGAATTTCCTTCCCTAAATTTTCGGGAAGCTTCATCTGAGACACATAGGCCTCGTACTTCTTGTGGACTTCTGACGAGATTTCTTGCCCTCTCAACTGGTCTACCATGGCAAGGGCATAAGGGTTATCTTGCAAATCCCCAATACCTGCCTGTTGAAGCATGGCAATACTATTCATCGTAAGCCGAGTATCATGATCGTTCTGACCATAGAGAATAGGGACAACTTTGTCTGCAATCTCTCTTTGTCTCTTATCGTAGTCTACTCGATACTGCTCTACTGCCGCACTGAGGACACCGAGGGAACGAGCTAAGGCCGCCCCCTGTGTCGTCTCAGAAGCCCTGACGTTCTCCCCAAAATGAGGGAGGATAAGCTGACGTTGATAAGTTTGCGGGGGCTGTTGTGTGAACTGCCTAGCCGTTCCTATCGCATTACTGGTTTGTGTTGTAGGCATTTACCGCCCTCCTTTCGGGTACGTCCATGTCATAGGGAATGTATTTGTATACGTAGGAAGATTAAAGTGATACTGGTAGTTATTCCGATATGCATAGGGATTTGTGTCGTATCTATTCTGCGCTCTCCACCATGTGTCTAATTCCATACCCTGTGATTGAGCAGAATTTAGAGCGTTCTGATAGGAGTTATAGACGTTCAGTGTATCCCCTGCAATATTCCCCAGCAAAGACCAATAACTGGGCATCTGCGGGGCCTGAGCCTTAATGTTCGCAATCTCATCCATAGCCGAACGTTTAGCCATCTCTTTGTTGAGACTGATTTCATCTGACTGTCGTTCATATACATCTTTGATACCTGACACTGTTCTCAAGGTATCTGCATGAGCCGCTCTCTGTAAAGCTCTACCAGTACGGGAATCACCTCCCGTTTCTTCATTGATAGCCGCGCGTACAGAAGATTCCAGACCGAGAGCGTTTGTCTGTACCTTCATGAGGCTATTCACAGCGGCGTCAAAGGCATCCACACGTTGTAGCTCATAGTTCTGAAAGGTATAGGCTAAGTTCTTTCCTACAGCGTTCGCCTGTTGAGACAAAGCTCTTGCCTGTGCCTTAGCATTTTCTCTTTGGTCTTTCCAAGACATATAGTCACCAACGAGATTAAGTCCTAACTGTGTCGCGCCCATCGCCGTTGAAGCAAATCCCATAGAATCACCTCCTATTAAACATTTTTAAATCGAGCTGTATAATTAGCTTCGTACCCACCACCAATGATAGACAAAGGTAGTGGAGTATCATTGATTACTTTTATGGTAGTCTCCGTGTTCCTTCTACGCACAGGAACCTTGAATGTACCTGTCTCAAAGTTAATCGTAGACAGTTTGTAGATAGAAGCTCTCTTATTTGTCAGTACATACTTGTACTTGTCGTTCACGATGACTCGCATATACCCCGACTCTGCATAATCAAAGAATACAGTACGGAGCATCAAGCGATAGTCAGGGGAAGACACAGTAGAACCTTGCTGGTCTTTCTCCTTCAGGTAGATAGTAGACAAAGTCATTTCAAAGGTGTAGGGAATACCTATGATAACCTTGTGTCCCAAGGCCACACTATCTCTCTTCAATAGTTTTAGTGTCGTTGTGTCTGACTCATATAACAGGCCGTCTTCTGTAATACACTGCACACTACCGTTCAGGCCCTTGAAGACCTTATCAACATTGAGGTACAAATAACCATCCTCTTTGTCTTCACAGTTGTCTGTAGTCAGTGTCACTTCTGTCTTTCTATCTAACATAACACGGAACTTCTCAGTTTTCCTATAGTCCTCTGTGTTGTAGCTCATCGTAATGGATTCCAAATATACTTCGTTATTCGCATACTTTACTGCCATGTACAGTGAAGAGCCAATGAAGTCAGCACCGAGGATTTCCCCTGAAAATGTCCATTTTGACCAAGCACTCTGCACCCTGTTCCCATTCAGATAAAGGTACTTATAGACATATAGAGTATTAGGTTCTGCTGTAGTCATGACGAATAACAGGTTGTCATTAGAACTTCCTGTCATCTTATACACATCATTGGGAATATAGTAAGGAACGTGAGCTGTCACATCTTCAGCATCCTTTGTGTCTGTGTAATACTGTGCCACTCGGTACTCGTTGACAGAAGCAAAGTCTGCTCTCTTAGAGACAAAGTAGACGGAGTTGCCTGCACCAACAGGAATTACGTCGGTGTCTGAAGTGAACTCAGTAATACTGTCTAACCGAGCGTTCTTAGGAGACAAAGTACCATCTGAAGCTAAAGCAAACTGTGTCTGACCTGAGAAAATGTACAGTGATCCTGAGAAGGGAATAGCATTGTACAAAATGGAAACCTTGTTGTTTGGGGCATTGGTGTCTATCGTATCATCATCCTGAACATCTACTACGCTCTGCATCCAGAAGTTAAACAAGTCAGAGGAAGAAGACAGAATGATATTCTCACCAGACAAAAAGCCTAAGCGATTACGATAGAAGAACAAGTCGTTAATGGTATTGTTGATGAATGAAGGTACTTCGTTAGAGGTTTCATCCCCTGTCCTACGAGGTTCCCAATCGAGAGCCTTAAAGACAAAAGTACCATCTGATTGTCTTATCAACGCATGAGGCATCGTCGTATTGTTTATGGTGTTATCTATCCCCGTCTTCACGGTTTCCTTCCAGATACGCTCAGAAGCGGAGTATTTGACATAGTAGTTGTCATCTGCATTGGACTCCCCCCGAACCAACACGGTATAACCATCTGGGGCTGAAGCAGGTAAGTTAGTGAACTTATTGGTATATGAAGTAATACCCACCAAAGCAAGGTTATTAAAGGAGTCAGCTGTGTCTATGCTTGAAATGTTCCCACGAACTCTCAACCAAGAACTCCCTATGTCTACTGTCCAACCCTTACTGCGAATCTGGGAAGCCAACTGGTCACGAATGTAGTCCGTTGCGATATTCTTTACGTGGTCTACATTGGAGCCATTAGGAGTTTCATAAGACGCTACTTCCTGTCCATTTATCCACACTTTGTAAGTTCTACCATACTGCCCTTGCTTTACATTGATGAGACACCCCTGAGAGGCCATCGTATCTTCTGTTCGATTGCCAGACATTCTGACCTTCATGCCCTTATTTAAGACAAACGTGTAGTCAGCTACCGTGATGACTTTCAACTGTGAGTAGGGTTTCGTGAGGTTACTGATATAACCTGCATCCTGCACCTCTACTTTCATCTCTGTGCCATCCAGTGTAAAGACACGAATTTTACCAGAAGAGATGAGAACAATATATCGTTCCTGCTCATCTCGATTAATCAAGTGAGCATAATAAGGTACAGCCTCAGCATTGAATAGTTTTCCATGATTTACGGTAGGGGGACGCTTCTGCAATCCACCTGCTTCTGTACTGTAACCATTAACCTGTGTCTCCAACTGCTCTGCATGACGAATACGAGGTGACTGCTGAGACACACCTTCTATGAAGTTGTCTATTCGCTGTGTTACGTTACTCATCGTGTTCCCACCTCAGTTACAGACGTATTATTGAAGACATTCGGTTTCTGTGTGTCTAATTCGTAAGTCATAACATCTGCGTATGCCTTAGCCAGCTCAGTGTTCAAAGACTGTTCCAACTCTGCATCTCCGAGAAAACGGACAGCAAAAGCAAGGGAAGCCTTTATCGTAATGTACTTACGGAAAACCATAGGAAGCTCTTCAAAAGGAAGCTCTTGCACCACATTAGTAAGTATCAAGTTTTCTGTGAATACATCCGTATAGTCAGACACATTGAAGAAGAAACCTCCTCGATTTCTATATGTGTTCGGAACTCTCAACAGTGAGCTATCCCACTTGATCCTGTGTGTATTTACATCGGGAACCAGCGTAATCGTAGGGATTGTATTGAAGTCCCAACCTTCCTGCTGAATTTCCTGACTAACAGCTTTCAGCATTTTGTCTGCTACAGAAGCGTCAATGTTCTGGTCTATCTCCTCCAAGGTGACGACACTGTCAGACCCGATAGAAGTTAGGATTTCATTCACAGCATCCAGTTCCGTCAAAGGTGTAATAATCATTGTGTGCCTCCATATAAGAAAAAGAGGGAGTCCATAAGAAGAACCCCCTCGACAAAACAACTATCAGCCCTTAGCAGAAATACAACCAATGGCAGTAGCTTCAGGACGGAGGCCACCGTGGCCCATGGAATACTTAGCTACCAGCTGGGTTGCCTGATATTCGATACGACGACCAGTTTCTACTGCGAGGTCTTTCAGCTTGACCGTACCAACAGCCGTATGATGAGCGGCAACAAAGACACATTTGTCTTTATAGGTAGACGGGAAGTCATGAGCTGTACCAGAACGCAATACGTGAGTACCATCTGCGCCACCATCCGTAAGATGAGGAACTTCGATGATATTAAAGCCAGCAATCTTAGTAACGTTACCGTCAACCAAAGTACCGACAGCACCAAAGTCACGGTTGATAGCGTTCCAAGAAGCTACCAAAGCGGCCACACCGTCAGGCTTCATGTAGACATAACGTTCCGTAGCAGGGACATACTGGTTAGAGAATTTAGCCTTCAGTTCCAGAAGCATCTGAACAATCATCTTGCCTTCCGCTTCGGTGACACCCATATCCGTAGCATCAATCTGTTTGTCTAAGATGACACCTTTGCCGAGGCCTGTAATATTTTCTTTCTGCTCAACAGCCAACTTAGCAATTTCTGCCAGAATAGCGCCATCGGCAGACACGGCCAAGGCTTCACCCATCTGCTTGGAGTATTCGTTACGAACATCAAAATGAGACATAGCTTCATAGATGTCTGTTACCATCTGGTCAGAAGTCAGCAAGCCGTCAATGCCAATAATCTTTTCGTTGTGCGGGATAGCTTCACGAATTTCATCCAAGGACTGACCAGCACCCAAGTAAGCGGCTTTTGCCCGACCCATTACAGGGAAGGAGGCAGACTTACCAGAAGAAATGGTGCGCATCAAGTGATTGTTGACTGCCAAGGCAGACCGTTCAAATGCGGAAATAACTTCACCAGAAAATACTTTAAGAAAACCTGCTAATGCGTCCATCTGGCCCTGATTAAGGCCCGGCTGAGAAATATTTGTCAATGCCATAATTTATCAATCTCCTTTAAAATAATTTAGAATTAATAACTTTCTGTTCGATTTCACGGGTATACGCCTTGTCTTTCCCATAGCGAGGGTCAGCCATGGCCGTTACCATTTCTTGCTTAGAATTAAACCCTGCGTTAGTAGACACAGCACCACTACCACCAACAATAGTTGGATTGCTAGACCCCATGGTCTGTACCATGTCTGCCCGAATACCTCTGAGCATCGTCTGAATCGCCATCACGTTACCACTGTTCATGGTGTCGTTCCACATCTTTTTATATTCTGCGTTCTGCTGAGAAGCAAAGGTCTGCAATTTAGTAAACTCTTCCTGACCACCTGCGCTTTCTACAACATGTCGAGCAAGACGATCATATTCAGCTTCCATGCCACGAATATATGCATCGACAACAGACTTCGGATATCCTGCCTTTTCAAGGTTCTGTAACTGTTCTGCTGTGAGTTCACCTTTTTCAGTATAGGTTTTCTCAAGGTCAGCCCAATCAACACCTTTAGATTCTAAGTCATTCTTCAGGTCTTCATTTGCCTGTGTCTGTGCGTCTACTCGTTTCTGCACGTTGTCGTCTACATCCTGTCCCGTGGGTTCTGGGGACTGCTCTTCAGTAGCTTCTACAGTTGTGGTAGTTGTTGTGTCTTCAGGAACTACTTCAACTTCCATCCCTGTGTTCTCAGTAACCTGTACATTTTCCTGCTGTACTTGTTCCTGAACATTTTCCTGTTCCATTCATTAACCTCCTTGTTGTTCTGGCTGAGACATAGCTTGCATTGCCATTTCCTGTCCCATTGCCATTTGTTGCTCTTCTTCAATCTGTTGCTGTGTCTTCACAAGACCTTCTGTTTCGACACCTGCCCCCGTAAACATATTCAGGAGCATGACATTCCAATTAATCATAGCCTGAGCATTGGGAATCTGAGACACCAAGTTAAGTACGGTTGCATACTTCTCTAAATCATGTCCTCGTCCCAAGGCATCCAAGCCAGTTGTGATTGTCGGTTCCACCGTACCTTCTGGTAAGTTCGGAACCTCGCCTGTGCTCTGAAGCTGGTTCATGATTCTACGTACAAGAGGTAACTGTAATTCCTGAGACAAAATGGAGTATACTCCACCTAATGTGTCTTCCAGTTCACCAGCTACCGTCCGTACTTCTTCTGCGGTTACTCGTTCAGCGTTACGCTGTACTACAGAAGACAAAAGAAATGCATAAGACAAACGAGCTTCAATGGCATCTGCTGTCTGTTTAGCTGTGTTGAAGTCATAGTATTTCTCAAGTTGTAATACGCCTATGTCTTCGATACGCCCTGGGATAAAATCACCACTAGTAGCGTTCTCCAACTTCTTTGCCCTCGTTACCCCATTAGGATTGACAAGGAAGTAGATATTAGCCGCAATCGTAGATAACTTGAAAATAGCTTTAGACAAGTTCTCAAGAGAGTTCAAGTCACCGAGATACTCTTCAACAAAGGAACGTCCGTAAGACTCCCCGTCCATTTTAACCATGCGAATAGGAAGGTAGGGAGTTTTTAGCACAGGATAACTCTGCTGACTCCCCTGAATCGGTGTGTCTTCTACTTCCTGATACGCCAAGAACTGATCGCCACTACGGCAGACATGCGTGTATACCTCGATAAGGTCTTCTGGTTTCTTGTCGGTCTTAATCAAATTCTGAACCGTAATATCCAGTGTCGAATAGGCCACTTTGTCTAACGTAACAATCTGAATAACATTACCAAGGCCGTCTCGCTGAATGACATAGTTGTACAGACGATACATCTTAATACCACCTTCAGCAGGTGGAAGGAATAACAGAGCATTGCCAGCAACAATACACTGCTTCAAGGCCTCTAACACAGTAACTCGAATCTGGTTAGACTCAATGTACTTCATGATTCTATTCTCAATCTGCATGAGAGCCTGCTCTACCTGAGCTTTTGTGTCTTCTTGTCCCTGTGCCATGTATTCCGACAAAACCTCGTCCGACATACCTAAACGGAAAAACGGACTATTCGGAGGCATCAAGGCAAGTATGAGTTTAGAAGCCAGATTGTTAATACCCCGTGCGCCTACAGACTGATAAGGTGTGTCATAATTCTTACTCTTGTCATCATTTTCCTCTGGGAATAAGGAAGGAATCGTTACCTTCGCACAGTCTACAGCGCGCTGAATATAGGGCTGTCTGTCGTTCTTCAGTCTGTTATATGTCTTCTTTGCTCCCTGTTCCTGTAGCTCTTGAATCGTAATATCCATTTAGATATTCAGTCCAGAGTAACCAGAGCTATTGGAAGACTGGTTGTCGTTGTTGATGAGCAAACGGGACTTCCCTTTCTTTTTCTTCCTTGTGTCTTGTGTCGTATTCTCTGTACCCAATACAGGAGCTTCAGGAGCCGCCGCCGCTATACTGGGAACCACCTGTGCCGCTGATACATCGGGAGCAGACACGTTGACAGTCTGGGAGCCACCAACACCAAGGACTTTACCAACAGCCTTAAATGGGGCAGACACAACTCTTTTGAATGCTCTACCAATACCACCACTCAAATTAATCACCAACCCTTTCTAATAAATTAATTACTGCATAGACACCTCTCATATAGGCAGGTAATTTGTCTGCTTGGATAGAGGTAGTCAAGAAGTAATCTACATCAAAGTATTCCCTTAAACATCCTACAAGCTCAGGGGAACTCATGAGTTCCAAATCTGCTAATGTGTCTTCTTTATGCATCATCAGCACCTCCCATATAGACAAAAGTAGGATACTCCTTAGAATACCCTACCTTCGTATAACTATTATTTTTACCAAGAAATGCCCCTGCGTAGACAAAAGCACAGTTATTGGCATCTCCCATATCCTTGAGGAACTGAGCCGCAATCCTGCCAAACCCTGCGTATTTAGGATTCATAGACACAACAAAGACTTCCTCAAGTACCCTCAAGTTATCTGCCCACCACGCAAAGTCTGGGTTCAAGACAAAAGCGGCCGCACCGACAAACTCACCATCTTCTGTGTAGAAGTAGGCAATGTTCTTTGTCTTATTCAGTTCACTAATGGTCATCCACACGCAATCTTTGTCTCCAAACTTTTCACATAGTGAATTATTATGTCTAAGTTCCCACATCCTCTCAGCTACTTCATAAGCTCTTTCTACAGCTTCCCCATATCGTACTATGAATCGGGTTCCCAAAGCCTGATAGACCCTGTTTTCCAATCGTAGTCCCCCTTTTCATGTAAGATGTAAGCGAGACGAGCGTTCTTCAGAGCTTCCTTAGCATCTCCTTTGTAAGCTCTCAAGACCGTATCCCACGTATAACCGAGTTCTTCCAAGAGCCGTGTGGTCTTTACCTCTCCGAATCCAGAAGCTCCCTTATAGTTATCTGTAGTATCTCCCATGATTGTCTGTTTCAAATGCCAGCGTCGGGCATCTTCCTTTGTCGTATCAAAGTATTCGTTCCGCATAAAATCATAGAACTTTCCTTCAATAGCCCGAAAGTCTTTGTCTCCACTTACGAGTACATAATCGCCTTCCAGCTCTTTTGTCAGAAGTCCACAGCAATCATCCGCCTCCAAATGAGGCTCCATGTAGCAGACAAAGTTTTCACGAATCCATTCACGCATGGGGTTGAAGCAGATAGGTCTTCGCTTGTTCGTTCGATTCCCCTTGTAATCTTCAAACACTTCTGCGTTCCTGAAGTTGACATGATCTTTGTCGGTGAGACACATGAACCATCGGTACTCTCCCGTATACTTATAGTGGTCAAGGATTTTGTCAGACAGTTCCTTTGCAAAGTTCGAGAAGTACGTAGTGGCTTCCCTCATATCACAGTGAAGTGTCCAGATGTCGTTGCCCCAATGTACAGGCTTCTCACACTCTAACAAGGAGACAAAGAGGAGCATGTCAGCGTCAAAAATCAAATTCATCATTAGCTAAACGAACAACTCCTTTCTGTACACATATCACATTTCATGAAGTCTCTATCGAAAATCTCAGGGCAAGCCTTTGCCAACTGTTTCTGAATTTCCATAGCCAACTGTCGATGTTCCTGTTGTGCTCTCTTGCACATACGCTTAGGAAGATATTCGTACCACGAACGGAAATTGCCAGTAATCACCAAGGTATACTCAGCACCCTTCGGCAACAGGTAAGCGGCATCTTCTTTCTTGACAGCTTCCTGATAGACATAAGCGTAGTCTGCCATGTGTTCCTCCAGCAGTTTGTCAATATATTCGATACCCGTCTTGTGATATGTCTTCAGCTCACAGCCTCTCGAACTCTGTACCGTAAAGGACAGGTGTCGATGTCGAGTAAGTTGGAGTAAGACTGACGTAGACACAGTGATTTCAAAAGACGCATAGCAATGTTCGAGGACAGACAAATGACCTGCCTCAATCGCTTTCTGCACAGTCTTTACACCAAGGGGACGCTGGTAACATTCCCCCATGGCACGACGAATTAAAGTTAAAGGGTCAACTGTCATAGACAGAAGTTGTACATTATCCATTTCCTAATTCCTCCTCGACATAAACTTCTTGTGTCTCTTCATCCATTTCGTATGGAAAACCAAAAGGGTCTTTGTCTACCATTGTCTCAGCTTCTTCGATAGAGTCAGCTTCCACAATGACTGTAGAATCTCTATTGTAGTTGATATGGACACGATATTTATTCATTCAGCTACCACCCCTGTTTCTTGCAAAAATCAACAATCATATTTGTTCGTTTCACCATTTCTTCCATGTTGCCTTTTGCTAACTGCTCTGTTTTGAAAGTATTACCCATAGCATACATGATAATGTCATCAAGAAAATCTTTTCCATGGCCAACAGTCGTGTGGTTGATTAAATCATTTTTTAATACATAGTAACATGGTTCGCCAAAATCAGGTTTCTGGTGCTCAGTCAGCTTTTCTTTCAAGCGACAAAGGGCCAGCCCCATCCCCAATCTGAAGTCCCATTTGTCTTGAGGAGCCTTCTTCGCTTTTGCTTCTATAATACCCTGTTTTACTTTGATAATACCTTTCTCTTTGTCGATAAAGCACTTCACCTTTTCAAAGTTCAGACCAAGATAACCTGCAAGAGGCAGTGTCGAGGAGGGTAAGCTTCTGAATTTGTCATCCAAATGAATATCTTCCATATCGTAAGAGTTCCGTTCAGATTTAGGGGAACGACTGTTTATATCCCAGAACCATAATTCAACCACATTAACGATACTATTTACTTTACTACGGATACGAATCGAATTATCATTGTCATCTTTATCTACAATGACAGCTCCTTCAGGGAACTTATTAGCCTGTTCACCTGTTACCATAACTTCCATACCAACTCTTGCGTCCTTGAATTTCATATTGTTTCCTCCTATTCCTAATGGCAGTCTGCCCAATTCTTGCCAATCTTACCTTCAGTATCTAATTGACATCTAAAGTTAAAATAGTGCTGTGTGTCTCTCATAGCCTGTTGGGCTTCTCTAACGACAATTTCAGCAATACCTTCAGTACGGCAGGCAATCTGCTGTTCATCGTGTACCCATGCCATAAGCTGAAAATCCTTACCATGATCTAAACCAAGATTCAGTAAGCGCTCCTCTGTACGTACAATCCAGTATTTACAGACGATAGCCCCTGCCGACTGTAGCAAGAGATTCAGCGCACTGTGGATTGACCGAGTATAAAGTAAGCGGCCATCCAGACCCTTCAAATACCGTGTCTTCCACTCCCTTTGTCTCATTTCCACGTTGTAAGTAGACAAAAGGTTTTTGACACTTTGCTGGAGTTTCTTGATAGCAGGTGTTGCCTTTAAGAACTTCTTCCGTAGTTCTGCACCATGCTCCGCTGTACCCCCAACAATCTCACCAATCTTTGCATCCCCTGCACCGTAGAGGAACCCATATATGTTTTTGTGTTCCCATGAGGTCGTTACTC